AACGTGAGGCCATGGAGATGATCTGCCACAAAATGGCCCGGATCATGAACGGCGACCCCAACTACTCCGATAGCTGGCACGATATCGCCGGTTACGCCAAGCTCGTGGCCGACCGATTGGAGGGAAAATTGAGATGACTCCGGCGTCAGAGGTGGTGCTTATCGGCAAACGGGCTAGGGAGCTACAAGACATCCTGGCCCAGGCTAGTTCGACTAAGGAACAACTGATCGAGTCCGAGCGGCTATGCATGGACATACATAAGGCTAGCTGCTCGATATTGGCGTGGATCGCCAGAGAGGAGAAAAAGCATGAACGTTGACGCAAAGGCTATTGTTAGCGGAGTGGGCGTAGAGGTGCCTGATTCCACCCCCAGCATCCATGCCATGACGATTAGGGAGGCCATAGACATGGCCGACCGATGGTCAGCAGGGTGGGGTAGGGAGGAGGCGGGAGGGCTGGGAGAGTGCCTCTCAGTGCTCGTGAACCACATTGTGGTGCTGGAGGGACGGGTGAGAGAGGCCCAAAGAGCAGTGATCAAGGCCCATGATCAAGTGCAGGCCCTTACGCTAGATCTCGCTTTCATGGAAAGAGGGCGGGATCGGTGAGCACTGTATACGCTGGAAATCTATTTTTTTAATTTTTTTATTTTTTTTATGGTTTAGCCGTAATGTACTGTAATGACGTAATAAGCCTTACAGCATAAGGGTTACAGAGCATTTCACTACCATTACGTTAAAGTACTAGGTGTAATGGAAACCAGTTTGGAACGGGAGTACTCCAGGAATCTATTTTTTTGATTTTTTTTTTTTTTTTTTTATGGATTTTCAGCGTATAGGGAGGTGCTGTAATGGTGACGAAGAAGAGTGTGCCGAAGAGGGATAACAGGCAGGATAAAGCCCTGATTCGGGTGGCCTCATACGACCCGAACGTGCACAAGCTATCCCCTGGCAGGAGGAAAGAGCTCACGGCCCGGGAGATCCGGTTCGTGGAGCTTTTTCTGGGGGCCACAGGGGCCATGACGATGAAGGAGGCGGCGGTAGAGGCGGGATACCCTGCGAAGTCTGCCCATGCCACCGCAAACAAGCTGACAAATCCGGCTTTGAACCCCCACGTGGTGGCCTATATGCAGAAGCGGCAGAGGGAGCTCGCGGCTAAGTACGGCACCTCCCTTGAGCGGCACATGCAGGACCTCATGACTATTCGAGATAAGGCGATTGAGGCCGGGGCGTGGTCAGCGGCAGTGCAGGCGGAATATCGTCGGGGACAGGCCCTTGGCACGATCTACGTCGACCGGAAGGAAATCAGGCACGGCACGATCGACAGCATGAGTAAGGAAGAGGTGCAGCGGAAGCTCGATGAGCTCCGGAAGATATATCAGGCCTCCCCGAGGGTTGTGGATGTGGAAGACGTCGATGTGGTTCGATCGATCGATAATGAGCGAAATATTGATAGGCCAGCAGAGGAGGTATTGGATGAAGCCGGAAACAGCCTTTTATCAGAGGATGAAGAAGGGGATGAAGAACACGAGGATTACCCGCGTTGAGTCGTGGGTGAACTTAGGCATCCCGGATTGCATTCTGTCGATAAATAAGCAATTTGCCCTGATGGAGTTGAAGGTGGCCGGTAAAACCGGCAGGGTAAAGTTGAGCGCCCATCAAGTGGCTTTTCATGAGGCGCACGCGGAATACCCGTGCTTTATTTTGGCAAGCTTCGGGGAGCCGAGGAAGCGCGAGGTTTGGCTTTATCCGGCGCACCGGGCGAGAGCTTTGGCCGTGGGCTTTTGCGAGCCCGACATCCGAATACCGGAAGGGGTGGAGGGCTGGGCCAAGCTTGAGGAAGCATTGGTGTTTTCCCTAGGTTGACTTTCAGAAAAGCATCATATAAGATATCGGTTCAATCAATCCATACAGGAGAAATCAGCATGGCGCAAAAATGGCTAGTGGGCTACAGCACGAAAAACCCTCAGCGGGCTTTCAAGACTAAGCGAGAGGCGTGTAATTGGGCGCTCGAGAACCTGATCGGCACGTTCATTATTTGGAAAGCCGATGTGGGCGTGTGGAAGGAAAAGAACGGCGGAGGAATAGCCGCAAAATTATTAAAAGATGCGACGGCGGCCGAGGTTATTGTTCACGCGGCGAAGCTAGGCTATACCTTCACCATCGAGGACGTGCTTGAGATAAAGCGGGGTTCGTCGCTCCCGTTGGATCTATCAAAGGAAACCGTGGCCGAAGCGGTGGAAGATTACTTGAGTGCTGTTGAACGGTAGGCTATACTTTCCCCGCAGTCCAACACATACAGGAGAAATTAAGATGCTCAAAACAGTGGCGATTTCCAGTAATAAAAAGACCGGCCCCGTGGCCGTAACCTATCGCTCAGGCGAGGCCGATATATTTGGCACGTGCCCGAAGACATGCGGGCTTTTGCCGTGCGGAGCTCAGGGCGCGGCCGAGGCCGACCCGGAATATATGCAGGCCGTGCTCGATGCGGTGCCCCGTAACGGGGTGGCTTGGACTTATTCCCACTTTCCGGCGGAACAGTTGCCGGTCCCGCAGGCCGGGAAAACCGTTATCAATGCATCGTGTGATTCGCTCGATGCGGCCGTCGAGGCCGTGGCGCTCAATCGTCCGGCCGTGGTGGTTTTACCCGCTCAGGAGTGGAAAACGACCGAGCACAAGGGCGTGCAAATCGTGCGCTGTCCGGCCGAGTTGTCCGACACGTTCACATGTCACCAGTGCGGCGGCGGCCGTCCGTTATGTGCTCAGGGCGACCGGGGTTATGTGATCGCGTTTTTCGCGCATGGTCCTAGTGCGAAGCGGGTCGGCACCGGCACGGGTGGCTGTTATGGTTCGAGCGGGCCCGTGGCGATACAGTGGCGCGCGACGAAGACGAAGGGCGCGCCGAATGATGCCGAGGCCGTGCGTGCGTTTGCCCGTTCGCTTCCCCCGGGCTCGATGCTCCGGCACCATGTGGTGGGTGACATGGGGAGGGCTGCCGCTTGATTATGTTACTAATAGCCCTATTATTGGTGTGGGCAATTGCAAAAATGATTGACTGGTAAATCGACATCCGATAAATTATCGACATGGTTCGAATGGTTCGGGCCTACTCATACAGGAGACGTAAAAATGTCAGCACACCACACAGTACGCAGTGAATCCGGGCTCTCGATGGAAACCCTCCGCGAGCATGTCCCGAGCGTTTTCGTTGATTCCCCTTTTTCGGGCGTGTCTTCCCGTTATGGTTTCGTGCCCACATCCGACGTTGTCGAGGGCTTGCGCTCTGCTGGTCTCGTGCCCGTGTCGGCTGGCCAGACTCTGACCCGCATCGAGGGAAAGCGGGATTACACCCGGCACGTGCTCCGGTTCCGCCCGGATTACGCGCCGACGATTGTCGGCGAGGCCCTCCCCGAAGTTGTGCTTTTGAATTCTCATGATGGTTCGAGCGGGTTTAAAATGTGGCTGGGCATGTTCCGCATGGTTTGCGCCAATGGTCTGATCGTGTCTGACAAGGCCATGGGCGCCGTGTCGATTCCGCATCGGTCTAATGCTGTCGAGCACGCCCGCCGCCAGTCCCTCGAATTGATCGAGCGGGTCTCGGGGATCGGCCAGCAGATCGAGACCTTCCAACAGATCGAATTGTCCGAGCCCGACATGTTCCAATTTGCCGAATATGCCGCCTCGGTGCGCTGGGGAGCCGAGCGGCCCGCCGGTCTCAATGCCCGCGAATTGCTCACGCCTCGCCGGTTCCAAGACGCGCGCCGCAACTTGTGGGCTGTCCTGAATACCGTGCAAGAAAACCTCACTAAAGGAGGGGTTAACCTGAACCGGGCGGGCCGTCGGTCTAGCACTCGTGGCATGCGCTCGATCGTCGACGATACCCGCATGAATACGCGCTTATGGGAGGCCGCCGACATGCTGGCCCGTGGCGAGAATTATCGGGAGGCCGAAATCATAGAAGGGTAAAATCTAGGCTATCACTGGCCCGTGTCCATAGTTAAAAAGTATTGGACCCCGGGCCGTGGTCCGTGCACCATGGGCTGGCCCATGGTGGGCGCATACAGGAGAAAATGCCATGC